AAATGAATTGAATATTAATAAAAAAAAAAATTATTGAAGATTTTTCAAATAATCCTCAATTTGCAACAATCTATTGTATTTTGCAACTCTTTCACCCCTTGCTGGAGCTCCGATTTTGATATATTTTGCCCCTATAGCTACACATAAATCAGAAATTAAAGTTCCTGTTGTTTCTCCAGATCTATGTGATACTACAACATTCAAGTCACTTTCAAATAATAAATTAGCAGCCTCAACTGCTTCACTAATAGTTCCAATCTGATTCACCTTTAAAAGAAGAGAATTTGCCCATTTATTATCTAAACCTTGTTGAACGGACTTAAAATTGGTAGTAAATAAATCATCTCCTACAATCATAATTGAATTTGACATTTTTTCAGTAAAAATTTTCCATCCTTCATAATCAAATTCATCAAATGGATCTTCAATGCTTTTAAGTGAAGGATGTTTTTGAATTAAATTTTGATAATATTCCACTAATTCAATATTTGTCAAAAATTTGTTTTTTTCAACTTCATAGGTTTTTGTTTTTTTATTATAATACTCACTAGAAGCACAATCAAGTGCTAAAAATATATCTTTTCCTGGTATAAATCCGGATTGTTTTATTGCTTCTTCTATAATTTCTAAAGCCTCTTCAGGAGTTTCTAATTGAGGAGCAAACCCTCCTTCATCTCCTAAATTTTTTGAACTAATTCCATATTTTTTAACTAATATTTTACCTAATGTATGATAAACAGTCACTATATTTTGAAGTTTATTTTTGAATGAAATATCTTCTTTGGGCATAATCATAAATTCCTGAATTTGTAAATTACCTCCCGCATGTTTTCCACCATTAAGTATATTAACCATGGGTGTAGGTAATGCAAAATCTGTTTTTTTGTTATTATAAACATTTTTTAAATGTTGAAATAGTTGAATATTATTTAAATTTGAAGAGGCAGATGCTGCAGCAAAAGAAAGAGCAGTAGTAGTATTGCCACCTAAATTATGTTTAAGATTGGTTCCATCTATTTTACATATTTCCTTGTCAAATCTGATTTGATCGTGTAAAAGTTCTTCTGAAATATATAATGAAGAATTAAACTTTGAAACATTAGAAACACATTTATTTACACCTTTTCCTAAATATATTTTACTTTCTTTATCTCTAAGTTCATAGGCTTCATTAGTCCCAGTGGAGGCTCCAGAAGGGGATGATTCTCGTGCAATTAGATGATTATTTTTGTAAATATCAACTTCTATTGTAGGATTTCCTCTACTATCTAAAATTTGTCTTCCTTTCATTTGAATCGAATTTAAATAATTATTTTTTATAATTATATTATGTTCAAATCCAATTATATACGGAATTCCTGTTGGAATGTCTATATGTTCAATTTCTTTTTCATCAAATAATCCTAATACTACCATTAAAGCTCTTAATGAATTTCCATGAGCCACAATTAATATATTTTTTTCCGCTAGTAAGGGTTTAATATTCGAGTTATAATAAATAGAAACTCTGTTACATACCTCTTCTAGATTTTCACCATTAGGAGGTTTATTAAAAAATCCTCTCCTCCAGTCATGTACATTTTTCATTCCATACTCGTTTTCAATTTCTTTTTTATTTTTTCCTGTTAAATCTCCATAGTCTCTTTCATTTAAAGCTTTATTATTTTGAATAGGGATGATATTTTTATCAACAATTAATTCGCAAGTACGAATGGCTCTATTTAAATTACTAGTGAATGCATAATCAATTTGAAAAGGTAATTGTTGTATAAGTTTTTGAGCATTTCTAGCTTCTTCTATTCCTTTGGATGATAAATTAATATCTGTGACTCCAGTAAATTTGTTTTCATGGTTCCAAAGGCTTTGTCCATGTCTAATTAAAATAATATTTCCAGACATTTATAAAAAAAAATAACATTTAATTTGTTCCAAAATTTTATATTAATAAAATTGAATCAACTTAAATCCATATTGTTCATATAAACAATATGTCATCATCAGAGGTTTTAAAAAAACAGTATCAGAAGAAAACAGATAAGGAACATATCCTTGATAATCCAGATACCTATATAGGTTCTGTTGAATCTATTGAAGACGCTGGATATGTATTTGAAAATGAAAAAATGAAACTCGAGAACTGTACCTACATTCCTGGATTATATAAATTATTTGATGAAGCAATAGTAAATTGTAGAGATCATTCCATTCGCATGAAAAATTCAATAAATAATATTCAACTTACAAATATAGAAGTAACTGTAGAGGACAATATGTTTTCATTTAAGAATGATGGAAACGGTATTGATGTAGTAAAACATCCAGAATATGATATATGGATTCCTGAAATGATATTTGCACATTTAAGAACAGGTACAAATTATGATAAAGAAGAAAAAAGAATTGTAGGAGGAAAAAATGGATTTGGAGCTAAACTAATTTTCATATGGTCCACATATGGAAGACTAGAAACAGTAGATCATACAAGGAAACTAAAATTTGTCCAAGAATATAAAAATAATTTAGATGAAAAATCGAAACCTTCTATAACCAAATATACAGGCAAACCTTATACAAAAATTAGTTTTATTCCTGATTATAAACGACTTGGTATATCAGGTTTATCACCATCAATGATAAAACAATTTGAAAAGAGAACATATGATATTGCTGCTGTTACTGATAAATCGGTAAAAGTAAAATGGAATAATTCATTAATTCCTGTCAAAACATTATCACAATATATTGATTTATACATAGAAGATGGCACCAAAAAAATATACGAAGAGGGAGGAGAAAGATGGAGCTATGGTGTAATAATATCTCCTGTTGATGAGTTTAAACAAGTTTCATTTGTAAATGGAATTTATACAAGTAAAGGAGGGAAACATGTAGACTATATAATGAATCAAATAATAAAAAAAATGTGTGCTTTTATTCAAAAGAAGAAAAAAATCGATGTAAAACCTACAACTATCAAAGAACAGATAATGTTATTTTTGAGATGTGATATAGATAATCCAGCATTTGATAGTCAGACAAAAGATTATATGAATACTCCAAGTTCAAAGTTCGGTTCGCAATGTACAGTTTCAGATAAGTTTATAGAAAAATTAGCAAAGATGGGAGTAATGGATTCAGCCTGTGCCTTAACTGAAGTAAAAGAAAATAAAACGGCCAAAAAAAGTGACGGATCAAAATCGAAATCAATAAGAGGAATTCCAAAATTGGTAGATGCGAACTACGCAGGTACTGCAAAGTCATCATTATGTACAATAATATTTTGTGAGGGTGATTCAGCCAAGGCTGGTATAATTTCAGGTTTGACAAAAGACGACAGAAATTATATTGGGGTTTATCCTATGAAAGGTAAATTATTTAATGTAAGAGGGGAGAGTCTAAAAAGAATAAATGAAAATAAAGAAATTGTAGAAATAAAACAGATATTAGGATTGGAGGTAGGAAAAGATTATAAGTCATTAGAGGTGTTAGAAAAAAGTTTGAGATACGGAAAAATATTATTTATGACTGATCAAGATTTAGATGGATCACATATAAAAGGACTAGGTATTAACTTATTTCAATCTCAATGGAATTCTATTGCAAAGTTAAATGTAATTGGTTTTATGAACACTCCAATTTTAAAGGCAAAGAAAAATTCACAGGAACTAATGTTTTATAATGAGGGTGAATATGAACAGTGGAAAAAAGAACAAGTAAATGAAAGTATTCAAGGGTGGAAAATCAAATATTACAAGGGACTGGGTACAAGTACCGGAAAAGAATTTAAAGAATATTTTGAAAATAAAAAAATTGTTACATTTGAGTTCTCGGAAAAGACAGATGATACCATAGATATGATATTTAATAAGAAACGGTCTGATGACAGGAAAGATTGGTTAGAGGGTTATGAAAGACAATCGTTTCTGGATACTAATCAAAAATCAATTACCTATGAGGATTTTGTAAATAAAGAGTTTATACATTTTTCAAAATATGATTGTGAAAGATCCATACCAAATATGATGGATGGTTTAAAAATAAGCTTGCGAAAAATATTATTTGCCGCATTTAAAAAAAAATTAACGAAGGAAATAAAGGTAGCTCAATTTAGTGGTTATGTATCAGAGCATTCAGGATATCATCATGGAGAAGCAAGTTTAAATGGAGCAATTGTAGGGATGGCACAGAATTTTGTTGGTTCTAATAATATAAATTTACTATTACCAAATGGTCAATTTGGTACTCGTCTGAATGGAGGTAAAGATAGTGCAAGTGAAAGGTATATATTTACTGAATTAAATCCACTAACAAGATATATATATCCAGAAGGAGATGATAATATATTAAATTATTTACACGATGATGGATTTCCAGTTGAACCAATTTATTATGTACCAATTATACCAATGATACTAGTGAATGGATCAAAAGGAATAGGAACAGGTTTCAGTACAGATATAATGTGTTATAACCCATTAGAAATTATAACCGTATTGAAAAATAAATTGAAAAAATATGATGAAAATTGTAAGGATTTATTGCCTTATTATAAGGGATTTAAGGGTATTATTTCAAAGTTAGAAAAAGGAAAATTTCTAATAAAAGGATGCTATAATAGACTAGAAAAAGATAAAGTAAGGGTAACTGAACTACCAATTGGGTCATGGACAGATGATTATAAGAAATATCTAGAGGACTTGTTGGAAAATAAAAAGGCGGTAATTAAAGACTATAACGATCTAAGCACTGATAAAACAGTAGATATTTCAATACAATTTCAGAAAGGTGTATTGGATCAATTAGAAAAAACGATACATGACAATGGAATAAATGGAATTGAGAAGTTGTTAAAATTAACAACAACTAATTCAAGTAATAATATGCATATGTTTGATGCAAATGAAAAATTAAAATTGTATAAAAATGCAAAAGATATAATTGATGATTATTATCCGGTGCGTTTAAGCTATTATCAAAAACGAAAAGATTTTATAGTAGAGGCAATTAAAAAGGAAATGATTTATTTATCAAATCGTGTAAAGTATATTCAAGAAAATTTAGATAATACTATTGATTTGAGAAATAAGAAAAAGGAAGAAATATCAAGAATTCTTAAGGAAAAGGAATATGATATAATTGATGATGATAAAGATTATAAATATTTGGTAAAAATGCCTATGGACAGTGTTTGTAGTGAAAACATAGAAAGATTGAACTCCCTATACAAAAGTAAAAAAGATGAATTAGCAAAGATTGAGAATCAAACAATTGAAGATTCATGGTTAGAAGATCTTAATAATTTGGAGATTCAATATACAAAAATGTGTACTGTATAATATAATGGAATCAATTCACGAATCAAATACAGCTATTTTTATAGGAATTTTAGCATTAATAGTAATTTTTTATCGTATTGCCGTGATAGGATACCCTTTATTTAAAGAAGGCGTCCAAAAAAGGAATATTGGATTGATTTTTAAATCATTTACCCAATTGGTGTAGTATCACACCAATCATCGCCACCAAAAAATGTTTTCCATTCTAATTTTTTATCATTATTAAGCGTATTAACCCATCTTGGAATAAGAGAATACATAGTGCTAGCATCATGAATGTAAGTCACATATCCCTTTGCTTCACTAAAAACTTGATTAGCACAATAATCAACAACAATTTGATTTAAGGCATTAATTTGTTCTGGAATATTATCAGGTAAATTGGCAGAATAAGATAAATATGTAGAACGCATAACAATTTTAAGAACATCGGTACATTGCTGACCAATCTTGTATTGCCCTTTGGATAGATCATAAACTCCTTTTCTAATAGCGTTTTGTAACATTTGAATATTTTCTTTACTAAAAAAAGTTCTAGATAATTGTGATTCGGTCCAATTAAAAGTAAGAGGATCACGATATTCGGTTACTTTAGATTCACATACAATCTTATCATACATAGAAAATAACTTACTGGTATCAGGTTGAGTTATATTAATCCTTCCATTATAATCCATTATATATACAATCACTAAAAAAAAATAAATTATTAAATGTATATATAATGGCTACCTTTCAAAGTGTTGTAATTTATAGTGCTTTGGCAATATTAGTAATTGTTCTTGTTTCATTTTATATTTCCATTAATTATTCTAAAGCCGAGTTTCCTCCCGTGACTGCAGATTGTCCAGATTACTGGAAAAGTGAATTTAGTAAAAATGGAGAATCTACATGTGTAAATACCCAAAATTTAGGAAAAGCAAACTGTGAAAAAACAATGAACTTTAATGAAGATATTTATAAAGGTAGTAATGGAGTTTGTAATAAAATGAAATGGGCAAATGCATGTAATATTACCTGGGATGGAATAACAAATAAAGATAACGAATGTTCATAATTAATGTTAAAATCTACCTAAAAACAATAAAATAACTAAATTATGCATTCATTAAATAATATTTTAAAAAGAGAAACACAAGAAGCTGATTTAAAAGAAAAATTATTAGAATTTGAAAAATATAAAGATGATATCACAATTAAAAGAGGATTTTTTATTTATGGAAATCCAGGAGTCGGAAAAACATATTTTGTAAATGAAGTTTTATTATCACTGAACTATGATATAATTACATATGATGCAGGTGATATAAGAAATAAATCGATTATCGAAACAATATCAGCTCATAATATGGCAAATAAGAATGTTTTAAGTTTATTAAATAATAAACCAAAGAAGATTGCAATTGTGATGGATGAATTAGATGGAATGAATAATGGTGATAAAGGAGGAATTAATTCATTAATAAAATTAATACGACCAAAAAAAACCAAAAAACAGAAACTGGAAGAAATATGTAAAATGCCAATAATTTGTATTGGCAATTGCCACATTGATAAGAAGATTAAAGAACTTATGAAGGTTTGTTATAATTATGAATTATTGTCGCCAACAGAACCTCAATTAGTATCCATAATTGAACAAACATTACCAGATTTAAAAATAAATATTAAAACATCAGGATTAGTAATTAATTATGTGCAAGGTGATCTAAGGAAGGTATTTGGTCTAGTGGAATTATATAAATCAAATTTTGATATATTTAAAAGAAATATAATTTGTAATATTTTACATGAAAAAACATTTACTGATGATGCTAAAGAGATAACTAAAAAGTTATTGAATAATTCGACTCATTTAAATGACCACAATTATTTAATAAACGAAACTGATCGTACAATCATTAGTCTATTATTCCATGAAAATATAATTGATATCCTTCAAAAATTTGACAAAGATGAATCTTTTCCTTTCTATAGAGAATTACTACACAACATGTGTTTTGGAGACTACATGGATAGAATTACATTTCAAAAACAGATTTGGCAACTAAATGAAATGACATCATTAGTAAAGACATTATATAATAGTCATTTGTTAAATAACAATTTTAATAATAAATCTAAGTCTAAAGTAAAATTTAATCCCTCGGAAGTTAGATTTACAAAGGTTTTAACCAAATATTCTACGGAATATAATAATAACATGTTTATTCAGAATTTATGTCAGCAATTACAGATGGACAAAAAAGACATGATATTGTACTTTCGTTACCTAAGAGTTACTTATTCAAATGAAGAAGATGTTTATAATCTATTCGAAAATTATGAAATTAATAAGTTAGATATAAATCGTATTTACAGATTTATAGATAAAAATCATTTGATTGAACCCGAATAAATAATAATTTATTAAAAAATTATTATTTATTTATTTTTTTCCTTTTCTCATTGATTTTTTTCTCATATTCTTTTTTTTATGTGTTTTTCTTTTTTTACGAGCATACACATTTCTTTTGGAAGGAGTAAGAATATTCACAAATTTTTTTAAAGTTCTATTGAATACTTTTAGCATTTTTATATAGTATATAAATATTAAAAAAAATACTACGAATGAAATTTTTCTAAATAATTGCTTTTCCATGAACCTTTAGATTCAGTCGAAACAATACAATTCCAATGATTTTCATATTGTTCAGGACTATCATAATAATAAACTGAGAGTTCGCCGCTTTGACCTGAGGAATCTTTCATCTTCCAAAATCTTCGTTCGTCTTCAGAACCAATCTTAAAATCATAATAAGAACCAGAAACAGCATTTCTTATTTTCTTGCCAACCGTAGTCGGATTTTGACCAAATTGAAGTCTAGTTGGCCTACGCGATTTAGGGGACTCTTTCCCTCCAAAAATACACTCATTATTGTATTCAAATTGGGTATTATCCATTACATAAATACATAGAATTTCTTTAAATATTTTAAAATTAATTTTTAGGAACAGAAGATAGTTTGGTTTGTAATAATTGAATATAATTATCTTTTTGTTGTAATACCATAGATAATTCATTCATCTTAGATTGTAGAGAATTAATTATATTTTGTGCTTCGTGAATAGTAAGGTTATGAACCGAACCGTCATTTTGCTTTATCATAATTCCTGTTACATTATTTAATTGTTGATTTACCATATTTTTTCTTTTTTCATCAATTTCCTTGAGTTGTTTTAAGACATCAGGTTTTTTGTCAGGTTTTCCCTCATCATAATTTTCAAGCATTTTATCAATTTTATTCATAAAAAAATCTTTTAGTTCCGGTTCTTTTATAAAATCATCTACTGTTTTATCTGAATCTTTTCTAAAAGGGCCCGAAGGTCCATCTAACAATTTCTTTTTATCAAAAGTATTATGATCATGTGAAAAAACCAATATCACTTGTTTAGGATCTAGTTGCACCATTGGGATTGTATATTCTTTTAAAAACTCTTTTTCTTCAGCCAGTGAATGTGCTTCATTATACTTAGTAATCCCTAGTAATTTTCTTTTAAATGCAAATGTACCTGCAGTACCATGATTGGCATTATAGGGTCCAAACTGAATCATTTTTGATACATGCTTAAAATAAACATATAATTCACTTGAAGCTGCACATAAGGCTTTAGGATTCCCTAATAGTTTTTCTACAGCATGAGAAACCCTTGTAGGAGGATAATAATCATCATCGTCCATATATACTAATATCTCACCTTTTGATTTTTCATGCATAATATTTCTTTTTTTACCCAATGTAAGTTTCTCCGGATAATAAAAGTATTTTACTAGTGGATGGTCCTTTACCAAATCTTCTATTTTATCTGTTCCATCATCAATAATCACCCATTCCATATTGTCCTTGGGATAAGTCTGATGATTTATACATTTTATAATTGAATCAAAAAAGGGTCTTCTGTTAAATGTAGGGGTACAAATACTAACAAATGGATGAGTATTTTTGGGTTTTTTGTTATTTTTGTTATTTTTTTTATTTTTACCCATTATGTAATTATTAGGTAAATGTTTAAGCCAAAAATCCAAAATAAATTAACAACACCATGATAAATCCAGCAAATCCAATACTTGAAGCAATAATAGGATCAAGGTATTTATAAGCACTCCATATAGTTAAAAGTAAGATTAAAAAGCCTGCCCCCTGTCTTCTTTTATACATTTCATTTTGAATTTTATTTCGTTTCTCTCTATTGAGTAATGGTAATAAGATAAATGCAAAAAATAAAAAGGGCTGAATCGTCGTAATTTGACTCATATTCGCATTAAAACAAAACAAAATAAATAAAAAATTCAAAATTATAGGAATGATGCAAATACAATAAAGAAAGGTGTAAAAATTAAAACCAAAAAATTTTGGTAATAAATTAAAAATATGTTTGAGAGAAAATATACAGGAAGATCCAAATGAATAGAAAGGTACCACTAATATAATTATAAATATCATTAAAATGGACCCAATATAAAATAGTAAAGTTTCTTGAGAAGATTTATCCTCAGAATCCGAACCATCCACAATTGAATTTAACGATGAAAATAAATGTTGTAATAGACTTCTTCCATTAGAATAAGAATCAGCTGTGCTGTCTACGAACCAACTTATAATTCTAAAAATATATCCTTCTTTAAAATCAGGTTCATAGCGATTTTTTGTAAAAAAATTTTTATAAGGAAAACTCCATTTATTCATTACAAATATCTTTTGTATGAAATTTTCAAATGAATTTGAACCTTTTCCTCCTCTAAATAAGTTCGAAAACCACCCCTCCTTTCCACTAGGGACATCGGCTAATGTTGTAAAAGGGGAATAAGGAACAAGTTTAGAATTAGTTCCCATCATTTTGGATTTACTGTATGTTTGTACAAAGAAAATTGTAACGGCCCCTAAATAAAAATAAATTATAGCAATAAGAAAATTGTAACCAATAGAATAAAAGAATTTTTTTACATTATTCTTATTTTTCTTTTGTTCTTCAATTGCTTCTAATTGTTCTTTATTTTTTTCTTCTGCTTCTATTGTTTCTTTATCTTGTAAATCTGGCACTAATTCTGACATATATTATATACAAAGGAAAATATTCTCTGTTATATATAAATGTTATTCAAGTTTTTATTCGTATTATTTTTAATCATTGTATTTATTTATTATCTTCCTTTAGTTGAAACCTATTCCAATAAAAGTGTAAGTGTGTATAATTTCGGAGCCCCAGGTTCTTCTCCAGCCAATAATTACAAAGATATAAGTTATCAGGTAAAATATAAATGTCGTCCCTCTACAACGGGTATGTTCACCGATTGTGGACCTTTAGGTTCCAATATTTATGAATATAGTGATACCCGTGGTTGTAATGTTCCCGAAAAATGCCTCCAACAAACCAAAGTTAAATAGCGTATTCTAACCCAGCATTTCCATTTGAAAAAATAACTCGATTGTATCTTTCTTCAAATACAACCAAATCATATGTATAGTCAAAATTTCTCCAAGTTGGTTGATTAATACCTATAGGTTGGCCATCGTTATTACAAACTTGGTAAAATTGTGCTGAAGCATCAAGTGGAGGAATGTAGGTAGTGAAATCAAATTGAATATGATTAAAGAAATTAAGATTCAATGCACCACTAGGCTGTAAGTCAAATGGATCAGTATGTAGAGTAAAATTATAACAATATAATCCTGGTTCAGCAAAGCCACTTGTACGAACATATTTTTCGATGTAATTAAAAACCCCTGAATCGAAGATGTTTTCTCGATAATCTCCGTCAAGAATTAAACCCCAGGTTTGCATAATTTGTTTTTGATTATCAGTTGTATAAGGTCCTGTTATAAATAAAGTAGAATTGGTACCATCTCCATTAAAATCAGGAGAAATGGTAAGAGGTGCATGAGGAAATTCAGAAGGTTTATTGGCCATAGGATTGCTAATAGGGTTAGTATAATTAAAATCCTGAGAAAATTGAATGGGAGAAGGTTGGTATTTATAAGGCCAATTGGTATAATTTGTCCATTCATTTCTTAAATTGGCATCACTTCTACGAAAAAACCACATCCATGATGAAACCATGCCTAAGGAATCAAGTGTTACTCGATTACTTCCCGTTTTATCGTAAAAACGATATTCAAAAACATTTTTAATCAAATATCTTTGTTCATTTGCCGCAAATATCTTTTGTTCGTCATCTGATAAAAAAGCATAAGTTGAAATTAAATGAATATCTGCATTCCACAAAGAACGCTTATCTGTATAGTTGAGAGAAACATCAGGAGGAGTTTGAACAAATGTATATAATTGCTGATATGCCAGATTAAAATTAGGTTGGATATAAGGATAAAAATTAGCTTTGTCTTTGACATCTCTTATAGTGAATAATTCTTGAATTGGACGAATTCTTACATGTATTACTAATTCATTATATTGTAGAGCAATTAATGGAAAGGCTTGCTTTGAGGTAAGGGAGAACCAAGCATTAATAGGAATATAAATATTTCTACTTCTGATAGAGGGCTCAGCCCCTCCCATTGTGTTATTCCAAAAAGCATTTGGATAGGCATTCACCCTATTACTGGAATTACCAGGGTCATTAAAATATGGAATATTACCTGTCATCTCATCAAAGAGTTTTCGTTTTTCACTAGTAAAATCTCTCTTTACCATATTATTTAAATAGGCTCCACTAAAGCGTTGTAATTCTTGACCACCTACAGTAATTCTTACTTGTTCAATCATTTCAGTACCTAAATTTTCAATCCATTTAAATTCATATGGAACCCATTCTGTATTAAAATTTTCTTGGTCATTATAATATGGAGGATAAAGAGGACTCCAAATATTAGGAAGAGTAACAACCAAATAGGTATCCATAAGTAAATCGGCATTTCTAGGGATACGAAAAGAAAAATCTGAGGATTCAGATAATCTTAATGATCTTAAACCATCATAATCAATTCTAAACTTTTGGAGACCAAAATTGGTATATTTAGCATATACAGATTTAAAAAATGTTTTACTAGGATTTCCAGTTAAAAAAATATTTTGATTTCCAACGGAAACTAAATTTAATAATCCACCGGCCATATTAATATACTAATTATAATATAATTTAAACTATTTTGTGAAATATATATATATATGAATTTTCAAAATATAAATATGGATAATTTCAATTTAGTTATTATTGTATATGCAATTATGTTAATAATTATATTAGCTATACTTTATTATATTTACAATACCCTCAGAAAAGAAAAGGTTAAATGTGCTTTTATGGAAAGGACTTATAGCGAATTTCCTACAATTTCCTCTACAAATCCCACCGAAGATTTTAAATTGTACGATTATTATATAAAATCCGCCTATAATTGTTGTGCAATTGGCGATTTTAAAAATACATTTGTAAATACATGTGCATTAAAGCAAGTAATTAGACAGGGAGTTCGTTTTTTAGATTTTGAAATTTATTCAATTGATAATAAGCCTGTGATAGCTGTTAGTTCTGTAAATGACTATTATATCAAACAATCATATAATTATATTGGATTTGATGAAATTATGATGTTGATCAACTCAATGTGTTTTTCTGGTAACCAATGTCCTAATCCAAATGACCCTTTAATTCTACATTTTAGAATTAAAAGTAAAAATAAACCAATTTATGAAAATATGACCCAAATAATTAATCAACAATTAGAAGGTAGATTATTGGGAAATAAATTTAGTTTTCAGGATCAAGGATCCAATATGGGAGGCGTTATGTTAAAAGATCTCATGGGAAAAGTAATGATAGTAGTGGATAAAGCAAATAATATGTTTGAGGATACCAGTTTAGAAGAATATGTTAATTTGGCAAGTAAATCCATTTTTTGCCGTTTATTGCGGGATTATGATGTCAAATATACACCTGATTATAAAGAACTGATTCAATTTAACCGAAGAAATATGACAATATCTATGCCTGATTTATCATTTAGTGATAATAATGTATCACCAACATTGCACATGGGATATGGAATTCAAATGATTGCTATGTGTTATCAAAATCCAGATAGTAATTTACAATATTATGAAAAATTTTTTAGTGATGCTGGTAGTGCTTTTGTTCTGAAGCCGGAAAATTTAAGGTACAAGCCTATTGTTATTCCTACCCCACCTCCTCAAGATCCCAAATTATCCTATGCTAATCGTGTTGTGGAGGAAGATTATTATAATTTTACAATTTAATTAGTTGATCTTTCGCATAAAAAATTCATATAGAGAGAAATTTACTGCATTTACTGTAACAGATCGAATAACTGATATTGATATACCATTGAATAATGATCCTTTTTTAAATGCTTCGTTTATTGTTGAACATTCTTTTCCTTGAATTCTTGTTTTTATAGTATCAATAGGATGAGTAATGATACCACTTGTAAATCCTGCAAACGCTCCACTGATATAAATAGGTATCCCATAATATCTAGAATGATCGTAAGTAGCAAAATAAATGATAGTAGCAGGAAGTTCTCTCAAAGCAACGACATTTGTATGTTTATAAGATTGAAGAAAAGACTTCATATTTATTTTATAGGGAATATTATATTGCTTCAATATTTTATAATTATCAAGAGGAGTACATAAAATGGTAGAGAGAAATCCACAATAAGAATAACTTATATATTGATTATTATATTTTTTAAAATAGTGATTAGATCCGAAAGTGATAGAATTAATTAATGCATTTTGAAGAACAGGAAAAAAAAGTCCTCGATACAAATTATTGTAACTAATTTTTTGATTGTTGGATTGCTGAAGTGTTTTAATGGTATCAAATGGATGTCCAATAATTATATGAATTACTCCACTTAAAAACGCACTTATCAAAGATTTTAATTCATCATTCATTATTATAAACTATTTATGTGTTATTAAATAGTTAATAAAATTGATTTAAAATAATTTTGAAAACGATAGATAATAACATGAAAAATAAACATAAGTTAGGTCAATATTTTACAACAAATATTGAACTAAGAAATAAGGTATTAGAATTCATTAGGAATAATCCCGAATGTATATTAGAACCTTCTGTAGGTCAAGGAGATTTGGTTCAAGTAGTCGTTCAGAATAAAAAAAATGTAAAATTTGAAATGTATGAAATAGACAAAACAATTAAGCTATTGAATAATGTTCCGAAAAATGTAATATATGGTGATTTTATAAATCAGCAAATATCAAAGAAATATGATACAATTATTGGAAATCCTCCTTTTATAAAGACAAAGAAGGGTAATATTTACATTGATTTTATTGAAAAATGTTATAATTTACTTGATTTAAATGGAGAGTTAATATTTATTGTACCTTCTGATTTCTTCAAATTAACTTCTGCCTCCAAACTATTGCATCGTATGCTTACCAATGGTTCATTTACGCATATATTTCACCCACACAAAGAAAATCTCTTTGAAAATGCTTCAATTGATGTATTAGTATTTAGATATTGTAATAACAATTGCTTGAAAAAGGAGGTGTTATATAATAATAATTTGCTTCATATAATTGAAAATGAAGGATTGGTAACATTTACAAAAACAAAAAAGACCAATTTAGTTTCTTTCAAAGAGTGTTTTCATATATTTGTAGGAATGGTAACTGGTAAAGAATCTGTTTATAAAAATGATGAACTTGGTAATATAGAAATAATAAATGGTGAGAATAAAAAAGAGAAATATATATTTATTGACAAATTCCCTTGTGAAAACAAAGAGATAAATAAATATTTAATAAAATATAAACAAGAATTAAGTGAAAGGAAAATTAGAAAATTTAATGAAACAAATTGGTTTGAATGGGGAGCACCAAGAAATATATCTTCTATCAAAAAATATAACGGGCAAGAATGTATTTATATTTATAATTTAACTAGAAA